TGACGACGAACGATGGAATTCATTGTGGGGCAATAATGTTCGTATTGCCACCTTGTACGACAACGAAAGCAGTGAATGCGTCACCGATGTTGACTATTCCGCTGAAGTAATCAACAAGTTCAATGACCCGCAATGGATTGTTTTTCCTTGGGAAGAATGGTGGCGTCGTTGGAATCCTGAACAGCAACATGTTGACTGATCTAAATAACTGTGTTACACTAAATGAAATGTGAGGATTTTAAATGTTTGGTACCAATGAAATCGTAGGCAAGAAGTATTTTGCAGATGCTCCTGCTGACAGCTTGTTTGTAACAAGTATGTTCTTTACGCTACAAGGTGAGGGACCATATTCAGGTATGCCAGCTTTGTTCATACGTTTGGCCAAATGTAATTTGGATTGCAGCTTCTGCGATACATTCTTTGACGACGGTGACTGGATGACTTACGACCAAATTGAAACTAAGATGGAACAAACTATCCAAGCATTCTGGACCGACAAAGGTAAGGATGTTCCTGCGTGGGCACACGTACCCAACTTGCCGGGCAAAAAGTTTCCCAACATTGTGTTGGTTATGACAGGTGGGGAGCCCTTGATCCAGGAAAACATTTCGGAGTTTATGGCGCAACAGTTGCACAACTTTAAGGAAGTGCAAGTTGAAAGCAACGGCATTCCGGATACTGTAGTACCTCCTGGTGTTACATTAGTATGTAGTCCCAAGTGTGTGGAAAAGAATGGTCGTGCCATCAAGTACTTTGCACCCAGTAAGACTATCCTGGATCGTGCAGACTGCTTGAAGTTTGTTGTGAGTGCTGATCCCGAAAGCCCCTACAGTAGCGTTCCTGACTGGGCATTGGCCTGGCGTGATCGCACAGGCAAGCAGATCTACTGTAGCCCAATGAATGTGTACAACAGTTTACCGCAGAAGATCAAACTGTTACGGTCTGAGAAAGGCACTATCACAATGGCTGAGCGTAGTACTGTAGATGAGGTTATCAGTTTCTGGGAACCCGGCCTGTTAAACTTAGAAGCCAATCAACGCAATCATGAATACACAGGACAATACTGTGTAGAGAATGGCCTGCGTTTGAATCTACAACAACACTTGTATGCAAGCTTGGCTTGATTATGCCAATGGACCCTATTTGGCATCGCATCGACCAGGCTTTTTGGAATCTTGCTAGATGGGATTTGAAATTTGCTTGGCGGCCAAAACGATGCGAATTCAGTAAAAAATGGATATGGTTCAAACTAGCTTACCGCGGTACAGCAGTGTATACGGGACCTAACATGCCCGAATACGAATATCGTTGGGCTACCAAAGAAGAATACTTGATAGCACGACTCAAAGGAAAAGTATGACCAACTCTGCCAAAGGACGCAACAGCTTTGACGTCGATGTTGGCAATGTTGTGGTGCCATTTTTTAACCGGAATGTTACACCTTATCCCACTGAAGCAGGTGGTCCGGCATTTGATCTAGTTCCTGTCACTAGACAAAAAGACATCATGCTAAATGTGGCACGTATGCATGCCGAACAAGAGTACAACAGGATTATGGAACTGGTGTCAGTATTACAACGACAAGCTGACGAAATCAAACGCAGATTAGATTTGACTGACATGGTACATGCAGCTAAGTATGATTTTCAAATAGCACATGGCCAGATCTACTGGTTAGTAAAAGACACACGCCGAAACGAACTTATATTATGTGGTATGGGACCAGACGGTTGGTCAGCTGGTGCTCCTGTGTGGTATGAGTATATTGTGGCAGTAAAGTGGTTGGGAGACCACACTTGGATAGAAGTCGAGGAATAATATGTTTGACAAACTAAAAAATATGTTTAAGAGCGCAGCACCACCTGAACCAGTTCCCGAAGAGAAAAAGGTTACCAAGAAGAAAACCCCCAAGTCTGAAAAAGAGTTGGCTACCGAACGTGGTGATCCTTATGTGGCTATCCTTAGCATGGATGTGGATCCCGAAAACATACATTCGGGTGCGTTCGAACTAGATTGGAATGACAAGTTTGTGGCCAATTTAATACGTGCTGGTTACGTGGGCAAAACTGATTCTGACATTGTGGATCAATGGTTCCAGAATGTTTGCAGACATGTTGTCATGGAAACTTGGGAACAAGAACAGGCCATGAATCCCACACGTTTTACACGCAGTAGGGATCTAGGCAACGGACGCACAGAAGTTTCGTGATCCCATTGAGACTAAAAATAAAATGATATTTAATAAAATTAAAGAACTTAAACTGCAAGGCCTAAAAATTGGCATTACATTCAGTCAATTCGATATGTTGCATGCCGGGCACATTGCCATGCTGAGTGAAGCAAAAAATCATTGCGATTATCTCATTGCTGGTCTTCAAAACAATGCTCAGTGGGATCGTCCTGAAAAGAATGAACCAGTGCAAACCATTGTGGAACGGCAAATACAGTTGGCAGCAGTAAGGTACGTTGACGAAGTTGTTATCTACAACACTGAAAAAGACCTCGAAGACATTTTATTAACATTACCAATAGATGTTCGAATACTAGGCGTCGAGTACATGGAAAAAGAATTTACCGGGCGAGCAATTTGCGAACGTCGTAACATTGAGTTAGTGTTTAACGGACGAGATCATTCTTTTAGTTCCAGCAGCTTAAGAAAACGTGTGGCGTTGGCTGAAACATCCAAGGAATCAAAGCAACGATGATATTATATGTCAATGGCGATAGCCATACAGCCGGAGCAGAAGCAGTAAACCCACATGCCTTTGCCGAAGATGATCCTTTCTTGAACTATCTGGGTCGTCTGCCTCATCCTGCTAATCTGGCAGTGAGTTGGGGTAAAAAGATGGCAGACATTGCCAAGTTTGGATTTCAATGCGACGCAGAATCTGCTGCCAGTAATCAACGTATCATTCGTACCACACGGCATTGGCTCAGTCAACGCCCTAGAGCAGCTGAAAACAGCCTGTTGATCATTCAGTGGAGCACTTGGGAAAGACAAGAATGGCTAGTCGATGGTGTATACTACCAGGTCAACGCCAGCGGTGCTGATCATATTCCCGAGGGCCATCAACAGACCTACAAAAAATACATTGCTGACATCGACTGGTATGATGTTTGTGTCAAAGCCCATAAAATGATTTGGGATTTCCACCAAGAGCTACAGCAACAACAAATACCGCATGTATTTTTCAATGGTAATACTGCCTTGGAAGAAATACCCCTGGATCAAAGACACGATTGGGGATCCAGTTACATGGAACCTTACAATGCCAAAATGACCTACAGTCAGTGGCTTTTGAACAACGGTTTTGAAACAGTGTCACCAGATTCTTGGCATTTCGGTAAGGAAGCCCATAGTGCTTGGGCCAGTTTTATGTTACAATACATTGTCAAACACAAACTTATTTAGGTCCCAATGAAATACGTTCTTATAGATACAGCTAATCTGTTCTTTCGTGCCCGCCATGTGGCTTTTAGAGCCAGTGATGAATGGGAGAAAGTGGGCTACGCTCTACACATAACTCTTAGTGCAGTAAACAAAGTGGTCACAAAGTTCGGTGCTGATCACGTGGTGTTTGCGCTAGAAGGTCGTAGTTGGCGCAAGGATGTGTATGCACCTTACAAGCGAAATCGTAGCGATGCTAGAGCAGCACAAACAGAAAAAGAACAAGCTGAGGACAAGCTGTTCTGGGAAACGTTTGATCACTTGACTAAATACTTGGCTGACAGTACCAACTGCTCAGTTGTCAGAAATGAAAACGCAGAAGCCGACGACATCATTGCTCGTTGGATAGCATTACACCCCCAAGACCATCATGTAATTATTTCAAGCGACACCGACTTCGTCCAACTCTTGGCCGAGAATGTGGATCAATACAACGGCATCACTGACGAATTACTGACTGTGCGTGGGATATTTGATGCCAAAGGTCGACCAGTCATAGACAAGAAAACCAAACTACCTAAAACTATTCCCAATCCAGAGTGGCTGTTGTTTGAAAAGTGCATGCGTGGCGATTCCAGCGACAATGTGTTTTCAGC